GCAGTTAAAGATCAATTAAAATGCGAGGCAATCGAGGCCACATGCAACCTTGAAGATTGGAAGCGGCTAACTGATAAAAAATAGTGTATGATTAACGTCAAATCGAATTATAAGATTTCCTCTGTTGCCGCCCTTTTAACCGGGCGGCTTTTTTAATTCTGCAATAAAACCTGCTAAGCATTTCGGATAACCTCTATCTGATCCTCAATATTCTGCAGCTCAGCAAGAGCGATTGCGTCACCAAGCGGCCCCATCCTCAACCATCTAGCCGTAGCCGTTGATTCTATAGCTGCAATTTGCTCATCCTTAGATAGTATGCGGTCATCCCAGCTTGAGCCGTTCCATATCTCAAGCCCATGATTAGGGGGTGTCGGCACTTCAATGCCGCTTTCTGGAATCGAACCTTCAAACCCGCCGATATACTTACCTTCAAAATCTACATAATATTTAATATTCATGCGTAAACCTCCATATATAATTCCCATCGACTATTAGTAAGCGTAGAAACCCCGCCAGAACTTTTTGCACCCGTGATAAACGCTGATGTAGAATTAGAAAACCGACAATAAACGTTAGTGGAATCATAGTAAATCGATGTGAAATTATTTGAACCCGTAGTAGTGCTGTTTAAATTCGGCAAAAGAACATCCCCTACAGAAAACCCGCCGTCTGCCGTTAAGCATTTTATGTGGCAAGTTACAAAGTTAGGAATTACTCCAAAACCGTGGGCCGAAGCTACAAGGCCACCTGCAGTTATTGTTAATGCTGTGGTTTTGTGGTATTTAGTGAGTGGCGCAGATACGCCCCCCGCTTCTAAACGCGTAATACTAACAGTCGAAGGGCTTGTACGCCTAACTCTAAATGTGCCTGAACCACCATTAACAACCATGCTATTAACTAGCGTTACACCCACGCCAGGTGCAATAGTTACATCAAAAGCGGCTAAATTAATCATGGTAGTATTAAAGCTACTATTGTTCACACTATCAGTCATAGCCGCAATAATGTTAGCCGCTGTATCAGTAGTCTGTATTCTTGCAACGGTAGGCGTGATAGTAAATTCGCCGCCAATCAACTGAGCCGCTGTAAGTGTTGCCGCCGCATCTGATAGCGCAGTGTTGGTTGTAATTGTTGATATTGGGCCGGTAAAAGCTGCGCCGCTTAAATTAGCCTTTTCAGCGTCAAGCTCATCAATCGCGGCCTCTGTGTTAGTGGCCGACAATGTTGAGCCAGCATTACTGTAAGATAAATCAGAAGCATCGTCAGCGTCTGGAATGGCGCTTAATGGAGCGCTTTCAATTCCCGACAAGTCAGATTTATACCTAAGAATATTACTTGCTACAGGCTCATCAAGCTCAAAAGGTAGAGATAATGCGGTCGTCTGCTTTAACTGTAAGAAAAAATCAGATGACGTGGTATTTTCTTGAATGACTGCCCACAATCTATCAAAGTCAGAGTTAACTTCATCTGACAAAAAATCCCCACTGTTCTGGTAATCTGTGAGGCGTTCCGCTGCCGTAAAGCGATAGACAGTAATAATATCGCCCGTTGTGGCCCCAGTAACTAAGGTCACCGTGCCTCCGGTGTCAACACCCAAGCCGGTTAGCGTGTAATTAGTTGTGAGCGCCAGGAGCGTGTCGCCTTGATAAACGACAATATCAGCCGCCACCGTTATCTCAAAGTTATAATTAAACACAGTCTGCCCACTTGTGGCGACATACTGGTTTCGTGTTCCGCTATTTAAAATGGTCATTGTGCAAACTCCGGGGTAATTTCGCCTTTCTTCCACCAATAATCTTGGCCGTATTCTTTGTTTCGTTTTCTCATTTGTCTACTGAATTTCTTATTGAATCTTGGGTCCGCCATGATAGTTAGTTGGTCATACATTGCATCCGTTAATAATCTTGTCTGCCATACGTCAGGAGTATAACGCTTTGCGTACTGTATAGCTTCGCCTGCAAAGTTTGTATCTTCACCCGCTCCCAGTTGTTGCAGGTTCCCCAGTGTAAGCTCCGCTGTTTTACTGATTAACTCACCTGTGGGGCCGGTAATGCCAGCAACCGGGCCACCCCCAAATCGGTTAACATCAGAAAAAACGTAATCGCCAACGATACCCAAGCCGCCGCCCTGCGTCATTGAGGCAATAAGAAACTTTCTCATTTGATCCACATCGCCACTCTCATAGCCTGTATCCCTAGGGGTTCTGCCTGCGGCAACATCTTTAAGCTGTAAAGCCAAGCCACCCATAATAGTAGTCACTCCCAACATAAGCCCCGCATACTGTAGTTTCCCCATACCTTCTTGATTTAACATCCTCTTAAAATGAGTCTGTAAAATAGTAATAGGGAACGACTTAAGATTGGTGACTGTTCTTATGCCTTGTCCTGCTAATGATGACCTCTCTGAGCCGCCAGTAGTCACCTGTCTAGTGTTTGCATCAGGCGTAGGCACAGCGAAGTTGGTTTCACTCATTACCATTTGATGGAATTTAGCGGCCTCTTTTGGTGTTAGGTCTGCAAACTTAGCCTTACCTTTCGATAAGGTTTTAGATTTCCTAAACTTATCCCAGTCAGCATCATCAATGCCATATATTTTAAACTGTTTTTTAAAGCCATCGTCAAGATCGGCGAACTTTTTAGGGAAGTCATTTGCTAATTTAGCGGCGAACTCCATGCCAAAAGCCTTGCGCCCCGCATCCGTCCATTGAGCCAAGAACGAAGCACGCATAACAAAATCCGCAACCTTGGCCGTACCACCTGTGCCGTACATGTCAGCCCATCGGTTTGCGCTAGAAGCTAAATCCGTCCACTCATCCAACCCCAAACCTATTTGGGCGGCAAGCATTCTATCGGCTTCGTTCTTTGGGTTAAGCTGCTTGACCATTGTTCGCATAACTTTAACAAACGGTATTTTGTTTGACTTGGCCGCTATAAGCTGAAAGCCAACGTCCGAAGTGGCGCTTAACATTGCACCGCCAAGAGTAGTGGCTGTAATAGCGTTCCTCACTCCTTGACCAATATCCGAAGCAAGCGTTAATGTACCAGCATTAACCTTGCCAGAAACTACATTCCACAATGAGTTAAGTTTGGCCTCCTGTATTTCAGTTAAGCCGCCCTCCTTCTTTGCCATTGCCGTGAGCGTGTCATAAGCTGCTTGCGGGTTTGGCCCCATTATTTCGATCATCGCGTTATCGTTAGCTTTTGATTCAATATGATCAGTCAGCGTGGTAAATATATTGCCCGTACCAAACTCTTCATTGTATTGCATCCATGAATCGGCATCTTTAAAGAATAGAAAGCGTTTATCAGAACCGCGACGACTAAGCTTTTTTCCTAATCGTGGAACACTTAAATCTTTGGCCTTATTTAACCCGCCGGTAGTGATAGTCTCAAACGTATAATCTAATGCCTCGTCTAAATCTGCATCACTTAACGGCTTGCCGAGGTCATCTAGCATTTGCGACCTATCTAGCTTGGATGCAATCTTAGCTTTCCAATCAGCCAAACCGCGATCAGGTAGTTTTTTCTTTAGTATCTTATTGGCATCATGCGCTTGTGGCAATAACCACTTCTCATTCTTAGAAATTGAACCGCCTTTCGCGTTAAAGTCTAATCTCATTTCGTCAGCAAGGTCGGCCCATTGTTTAGCAAACTTCATTATCTCCGGATCGTCTACCGTTTCACCGTAGATAGCTTTGATTAATTTATGAATACCTTCTTTATCTTGAGATAGGCCGAAGTTTTTAGTTCTAAAAGCGCCTAATGCTTCACGGAATTTTGAGTGATAGCGGCCTTGGTAATGCAGTTGCAAGGTGTCAATATTGTTGTACCCTGATTTCTCTGTCATATCCCTAGCTAACAGCGACCATATGCCGTCAAACGTGCCTCTCTCGTGAGACTTAGCTTTCTCCCACCCATCAGCCACACGAACACCTTGAATAGCGGCCTCGCGCTTATTGCGTGCAAGTCCTAGCGTTTCAAATTCAATGGCAGAATTCAAATCTTCCGCTGAATCTAATCGTTGCGCTAAGTCTTTGGTGATCTTCCCAGCCTTTAACGCTGCACTAATACAAGGGTTCATCCTAACAAGCACCTGTTAACGGCTTCAATTCCTTCAATTTCAGAATCAATGCCTTTTATGTATTCGTTTGAGTCGTACCTTATTCCATCAATTTCTATTGATACGCCCGGCTTAATTTCTGTTTCTTTGGTTTTTGTCTCGCTTTTATTTGGTGTCTTACTTTTTAGATCCTCAATTTCGTCATAATCGTTTAATTTTTTAAGGGATTTTTTTGCTTGAGACCCATAGGGGAGCAGATAACTTACCCCCGTCTCGTCTCGCATTGCTACAGCATCATAGCCCTTACTTGCTGCGTATTGCCCCCTAAGCTTCTGACCTTCCCATGACGCCTCTCCTAAATCATCAAACCCGAATCTTTCAAATGGGTTTGATTCCATATCAAATAAGTCTTTATCTCGCATTACAACATCGTAAAGGCCATCAATTTCGTTTTCATCAGCGTCAGGATGCTGTTTTTTTAGCCATTCTATTGATTCATCGTAGTCTATATCGACATCACTCTCGCCCATAACCTTTCCTTTTCTAGGGAAAAAAGTAGTTTGTTCCCCTCCTGTCCCTAATCCACCGCTAGATGAAATACCTGATTCCCCAAAAATTCCTTTGAATACACCAGTGTTCTCTATTTTTCCTATCACTCCACCATCATGGGTTATTGGAAAATCAAAATCTGTTTCTTCTGGAAAATACGGCTCAACATCTTTTAGCTCTTCACTCATCTTCCCAACTTTCTGTTCATAGGCCAGCAAATCCTGCTTATATTCTTCTGCCTGACCTATTCTGTCCATTACTGACAATTCACGGCTACTGGCTTGTGGCGTGCCGTCTATTTTAGCATATTCTTTACGCTCAACCTGTACGGGTTCGACCTTAGTTCTACGCACTTCAAGCTCAGTCAAAAATTCTTTATCGGCTTCAACAAGCTCTTTCGATGTCATACCCTCTTTACGTAAAGGGTTGTTACTTAAAGTGTCCTCCATGCGTGCGAGCGTTTCATCAGCAAAGTCTAGCTGCTCAGACTGAGGTAAGTCTTTGGTCTTCGCTCGTATGCTCGATATGTATTCTTTAATGCCCATGCCTGTACCGGCCAGCAGCGCAGAGCCGAAAGCCGCTGTGCCAATATTAGTAAGCGCTTCCTGATAACTGTAAGGTGAATCAATATCTTGCTTATGGCCATATACGAAACCTTGGATGCCTGTCTCTACCAGCATTTCAGTAGCGCCAACTTTTAGCATGGCATTACCTACAGCGTGCAAACCTTTAGCTGCACCAACTGAATACCCAATAGGCATGGTGGCAATTGATACAGGGTCGAGCGGAAAAACTGTAGCCGCGCCGGCAATTCTAGCCCAGCCGGGGCCGCGCTCAAAGACATCGTTAGCGTAATCTCTTCGTGATTTAAGCGTTGCGTTTCGCTCTTCACGAAGGTCGTTATCTTTGCGTACTTGTGGGTACTTTTCCGATAGCGCATCATAATTAAAGGTAGAAGCTCCGCCACCAGAAAAAGGAGTGGCTCCCCTATTCCCGCTGACTACGTAATCTTTTCCGTCAATCTCTCCGGACTCAATCAAACCTTTAACTATAGCTTTTCTTTCTCGATAAGATTCACGGTTTAATTTTGAGGATATAGAAAGGTCTTCATCTATGGTTAAGCCTATAGATGCTTCGTAAACTTCTCCCGCAGTCGATTTAGGCTTAAACTCTTCCTGAAAATTTAAATCAGTAGACCTTACACGTTCATCACGCGCAGATACAAAAGGCATTATCTGGCCCTCCGTCTTTTAGCGGCTTCGGCCTTTCTTAATTGATCCTTTTTATAGCGCTCTACATTGGCTGCCATTGCGTTATCTAATGGGGTTTGATTAAGTTGTTCATTGCCCATAATTAATTCTGGTGTTATTTCAATTTCAAAGGGTTCGTGCTTTCTATTGTACTGTCTCATACCCTCGATTTCTAATTGGTATCGCCCAGAACCAACAGATACTAAATTGCCGTCACGAACATCATCTATATCATGTGGGTGAAGTAAGCCGCCAAACTGTTTTAATATTTCTGGATTAATCTCGTTAAAAAAGTCATCCAGGTCATCACCCTCAACGCCTTGCGGCAATTCAACGCGACGACCATTAACAACACCAATCCCGCCGGTAATAGCTATCAATGCCTTTTCCATAGATGATGGGTCATACTCCTCGTCACCTATTGTGGCGTAGTAGTTTTGAGCGGCATTAATAATAATAGCTCTATCTTCAACCTGATACACTTCGCCAGGTTCACCGAGATAGGCTTCAACATCAACCATATATTTTTCACGCGGCGGAAATTTAAACTGCTTAGTTTTAATCAGCTCTTCACCTGTAAAGACGGCTTTAGCAATATCTTCATCGCCTCGTGCGGATAACATGGCAAAGGTCGACGCATTCTTTTTGTCTAGCTGTCGGTAAGTGGCTTCATTACCACCAAGGCCCATAGCTAGCTCTGCTTTCTCTAATGGGGTTTTGTCGGCCATTGATTCTACAAGCGATTCGATCTGACTAACTTTAAACGGGCTTACAGTCACGCCATATCTTTCGCTTAACTCCTCTGCCTGCTCATTGCGTGCGGCCATGTCGCCACCTTCAATACTAGCAGGGTTTACAATACCTTGCCTTTCAGCTAAAGCCATACCGTCATCTTTAGCCATTTGAAGAACATTTTGATGTATCTTGTTCATGGCTATAAAGTCAGTTTGAGCCTGTAGCGTACCCGCATCATTTAACTGGCCCAAGATTGCATTGCGTTGTGACGAGGGTAGGCGCGAAAAGTTATCGGCCTGAACCAATCGTTCGTAATCTTCTTGCTTGTCAGTGCCAGCAACCAACGAAGCCCCTTCTGCTTTGTCAGCACTAGAAAGAGTAAAACCAGCTCCTACCGATGCGGTCGCTTTCTTAAGCCAGCCGCCAGACTCCTTCGCCTTTTTCTTTTCGGGCTCAAGCCGTCTCAAATCCGCCCTAATTGAGTCGACATTTGTTTCATGTTCGTCAGGGGTATGGTTAGGCGGTGTCTTACGCTCAAAATCATCAAGCATTTTTACCGCTTTACTATAGTTTGATCTGCCAGTATCTAAAATATCTCGCTTAGTTTCCTGCCTGAACACTTCTTTTCTAGCGCCCATGACAGTTTCTGCGCCTTCTTCTTTGGAGATTATGCCAGCAGATACCCGCGCCTTAGTCGTAAGTTCAAGCTTGTCGATCATATCTTCCATTTGATCGTAGTCGCCTAACTGTGCAAAGCGTGCGGCGTTATCGGAGTATGATTTACTTGCAGACTCTAATTCGCTTTTAGTCTCTTCCTGCCCACGCTTAACAATATTATTGTTCACTCGCATACTTCCGCGAGAGATATAGTTATTGATAGACTCGGTTAATGGTTGGCGATAAGCTTCTGGGGCGTTCTTAACTAAACCGTCAAGCATTCCCTTAGATGTTTTCTGATACCCTTCTACGTCATAACCAAATTGTGACTCGAGTTCACTTAGCTTTGTAATCGCTTGGTTATCGACAGACGCAAGATATGCCCCTTGCTGTGCATCGTTAAACGCATCATCAAAGATCCTAGGTATAAAGCTGCCTTTCTCTTCTGGTGCTACACCGGTTTCAGCCGCTTCTGTGCCAGCTTTAGCACCTTCAATTTTGCCTTCTTTGACTCTTTTCTTTTTGCCAATATCAAAAGCTAGATTGCTTGCCGTGTTGCCAAGATTAGCAAGCGACTTCATACGCTCCGTGTTGGCGTTATTGCCAGCAGTTAACGGTCTGATTGTTCCGTACTTCTCGATTTTTTGAAACATTAAGATTTACTCAGTTGATAAGCGCTAATCCCGCCCTGCAATAGTGTTGATGCAGCTTGACCCGATCCTCTTTGCTTGGCCGCATTACCTTCACGCTTTAACATATCCTGCCTAATTCTTTGGCTTAATGATTCCGCCCCTTCTGAGCTTGATATGTTTTTAGCGGTATCTAATGCGACAGCCTGAGAGCTACCTTCTGTTTTTATGCCAGAAGCAGCCGCAGACCTAACATTTGCAGAAAGAACTTTATTTAATCGTTCTCTACGTTTAATCTCTTCACCCTCAGCGGATAATTTTTCAGTCTCGGCTTGACGCTCAACGTCCATTTGCTGTTGTTGGCCTTGCTTCTTCTGTGCGTCAGCGGTAACAAGAGTGCCGACAACTACTGCGGCCACTGTAAACCATGTCATAACTCTTCTCCTAAAATCAAATCGCCGATAGCGTCCACATCTGTTAAGTCTGTTACATGAAAGGTAGTAATCACACTATCCTCCATTGCAAATATAGAACGCTTATCGCCGGGCTGCGTAATCTCATGGTAGGGGGCGCTAAGTATTTCGCCAACATTTCCATTCTGAACCAAGATCATTCCTTTAGATAAAAGAAAATGATGATTAGTTTTATGCAATGCGCCAACACCTAAAGTGCCTTTTAGCATTGTTGCCTCACGCGAGTAGCAGCCATCAGCAAAACGATGGACAACCTCCGGCATTGATTGCGGTAATTGAGCTACCTCATGTTGCATTTCGACTACATTCATGATGATTCGATCTCTAATTCTATTGCTTGTATGTGCATAGGCGTTGGGTCCGGGCAAGTAAATACGGGCATTTCGTCCCTTATCCATCCGCCGATAGCGTATTGATCGTCTATTATACCCGTATAAGGCAACGCTTCTTGATCTAAAATGTCCGAGCCAAACGATCTTACAGCTACAGGCACGCCGTCAACATAAAGCCCTTTTGTTTTGTACACTCTAAGATTGACGCGAACCACACGCTTGATTCGCATAAAGTTCTCACCACTGCCAATATTGGTATTTGACGGCATAGGCTGCACCGTAGGCACAAAGTTAATTCCTGCTTCAAAATTGGTATGGTTTGCCAGCTCGGTAGTGGTTAGCGTAATGTCGCCGCCGGCATCCACTGTTCTTTTTGGGAGAACAGCACCATCTGCTATAACGCTTACTTCAAACCCTATAAGATGATCCAGCCCGGTTAACTTGTCCCCCGTGGCCGTTCCTGTTACTGACCCATCAGTCAAACTACTAAAATCAAGTTTTTCAATGGTTGATATTTCTGTATCAGAACCATTAAACCGTTTTACAACAAAATAAGCTTCTTCATCAACTACCTCAACCGCTTCCATTTTAGTTGCCAAAGTAAACTGGCTTGTTAGCGACATTGAGGTGAAAGCATTAATATCTTGTGCCCTTAATTTATTTAGAATAGAGGCCGTGCCGTCAGCATTTAAAGTAAAAAGCCAATTCGAGTCATCGGAAGCTGTGCCGGTTAAAAACGCTGAATCGACCGGCGAAGAAATTAAATGCGAAGACAGTACGGTGATGTCATTGGATGCATACGAGTCCTCATTAAACGTGTAGGCGTATTCGCGTAGCGTCTTACCGTTCTTATCACAAAAGATTACCGAGCCATCAGCCTCTTGTACTGCGATATATAGCGATCCATTAGAGGTTTGATTTCGCGCGTTAATAGTGGCCGCTGTTGTGCTTGCTTCAAGAATCGCATACTCGCCACCCGACGTAAAAATTTGCAAGTTACGCCCCCCATAAATATCGGTTATTTCCGTTAAAGTTCTTGATGTAAGGGTGATAAAAATGGCCTCATCGTCTGCACCTTCGTCTATTTCGAAGTCTAGCAGCGCACCTGATTTTGACGCAAACAAACTTTGCTTTTTGTCTCTTGTGCCGCCTAGCCATAATCTACCCTCAAAGAATGCCCCTAGCCTTGGGTATCCCCGCGCAGAACTCCACACATCTTCCTTCCGCGCTGTCCCTGTAGCAGACTTTGTAAAAGTTAATGTAGATGACGCTGAACCTGTGGTTCCGAACCCACTAAACAATTGAAAAGCTTTAGCTGATTCGCCGGCAATAGTGATAGTAAATTGAGCTGCGCCGGTTCTTGCTACGGTCACACCCGTTTCACCAAAAACAGGCATATCCTGTAGGTTTTTCTGCATGTTAAACACAGTGGCCGCACGCTGGTCAGCAGTGGCATCGCCAGCATAGGTAATGCTCTTGCTTAATACGCCCTCAACATCAACTTGGTAGACCTGCCCCAGCACAAAAGAGGCAAATGTAAGCACCTGAACCTCTGATACCGGAGTCGGGCTTGTCGCATCATCAAAATCAAACTGAGGCACATTGGTAAAAGGGGCTGAACCTATGGTAAAGCTAGTGCCGCCAGTATATACAACCCTTTGCGTTGGATGGTTTTCGTGGAATATTAAACAGACATTTTCCGTTGTTACATGACGAAGCTCGCTCACTTCCGCGTCTAAATATGGCGCAGATAAATTACCTAACAACGTATTGGTTGCACCAGCAAGATAAACGGCAATGTTTCCAGCTGTAGCACAAAGAAGATAACGACTAGCTGTTGACGTATTAAAATCTAATAGTTTAGCGGATCCAGCCGCATTAGTAGCGACATACTTAAGACCGCCACGGCGCTTAACTCCCCCTTGGGGGACGACCATTACATTTTTGGCTTGCTCTAACCCTTGGTAGTATTGCGCTAACGTAATATTACCCTTAACTAAAGGGGATAGCTCACCACTTAAAAAAGCGTTTTGAATATATCTTGTTTTTGCCATCTATCGTCTCGCATTTATTAGCGGGTGATTCTGTATAGGCGTTTGTGGGTGTTGCTGTGAATCGGTATAGCGAGCCATTCTGGAAGCGTTTTCGTATTCAGCGGCCATTTCTCCGCGCGAAGCAGAGGAATCTCGTATAGATGTAGAGAAGTCGCGAGCTAGCGCGTATTCGATCATCTTCGAGAAGTAAGCAGGCCATTCCGCTTCTGGGGCTGAATAGATGTAATCACAATACAATGCTTGGTTGGTGTTGCAGTAAACGGTAGAACCGTAAACCTGATAATTCGTGTTTGGGTGAAGCTTGATAAGCACCAATAAATCAGAAGGTAATTCGTAAGCACTTGACCATTCGCCATCTAAAGGCTTGGCTACCAATAAAGATAATTGCCCTTTGGTGCGTGCAAAACCCCAGCGATGCTTGGTTAGCTCATTATTAACAATATTGGGGTATAGATTACGCGCTACGTTCTTACGTCTATCATCGCCAATCAAATTATTGATAGAGGTGTCGCCAATCAATATTAGTGCGTTAGATATTAATTCTATTTTACTAGCCATTAATTGATCACCAAATTATTATTTACAAAATAAGGGGCCGAAGCCCCCGTTTTCTTAATCGCTGTCAGTGGCAGCTAGTACAGTTCCGTCAGCAACATCAACAACGCCAGCAGCGTTAGTTAATACTTGAGCCAGAACAGCAACAGCCGTACCGCCAGTAGAAGTCCACAAGTACATTAGATCGCCAGCCTTCAAAACTTCCGAAGCGCCGTTAAAATAACCTGCTGTGTTTGCTGTAGCAATAGTGTCAGTAGTGGTATAACTCCAAAGTGTTGGAGATGTGCCGACTTGACCACCTATTGCCTGTAAATCAGTTAATACAAAAGCCATGATAATTCTCCAATTATGCGAATGCTATTTTCGCAGTGCCTTCGGGATCAATAATGGTTGAGCCAGCTTTCAGCATACCATTACATAAATATGAAACACGCTCAGGAACCCAATCAACAGACATTGATTTCTCAATACTGCCAGAAGCCATACCAATAGCATTAGGCGCCCATGAGTAAGCTACTAGACCAGAACCACCCAAACCGCCTTCAAGACGGCGAGCGCCAACAGTTTTAAACGAGAAGCCCATATAGCTATTAGCTTGACCCCCAACCAAGGCGCGAACAGTGTTAGTGTCTGTGCTAGTTAATTCGGCATTAGCAAGCAATGAAGACATCCCTAAGCCAGAAACAACAATACAGACATCTTCTTCGACTTCCAAATCATCATAGTACGCACGTAAAGCGCGAAGCTTTGCAACAGTAAAGCCCGTGCCGCCAGCAGCAATAGAAAAACCTTGGCCATCAGTTGCAGAAGTGCTGTACGTGCCAGCAATGGCAGTGTCGATGATAATTTGATCTTCGGTACGACCCATTGCCTTACCGATGGTTTCAGTCAACTTGCGCTTCTCATCAAAATTGACGGTAGCTTGATCGAAAATATCGGTATATTCTGGATGCTCGTGATCAGTAAGGGTTGCGCTTGGCGTTGAGTGACCAAGGTCCATGGGAACGACTAGCGAACTAGAGCCGGTACGCTGATGACCTTTGCCTTTACCCATTAAGCGGAATTTGTAGGTATCACCAACGATACCAGCGCGATACTCGACGGTATCACGTAGCTTAGAACCACCTTGATAAGCTAACTTTACGTTAGTATCAAACTCGGTACGTGCTACATCAGATAGGAACTTTGACATAGTATTTTCTCCAATAGAAAACAAATAATAATAAAAAATGATTCATTTGCTTTACACGTAACCCGAAAGAAAGGGAGTGCTGAAACAAACAACAAACACTTCCGGCCTTTCGGGTATCGGAGAATACTATGGATTATACGCCACTAATAGGAAAAATCAATGACCGTGCATTCTGCTGATAGCCTCTTCTACTTTTTGCTGCTGTGACTTAGAGTAATGATAAAGAGTTTTGCCGTTATCATCCTTTTCAGTCATTAGCTTCTCCACATCTCCCTGCGTTGGCATGCTGTTAACGGGAGTCGAGTCAGTAGGTAATTGTGCGGCAGATGTGGAAGAGATTAACGCCTCTACCAATTCAACGGTCTTAGCGTTATTAATAACATCTTTGAACTCTTCGTACTTATCGCCGAGGTTGTTCTTCATATACCCGTCGATATTCTTTAGCCTATCGTCAGCATTGGGGCCAAGAGCCTCCATTTCTTTTTCGGTATCAAATTCAGCCTTAGCCTCAAAGATAGAATTGCCTAGCGCTAATAACTCGCCGTGCATTTCTTGGCTCATTTGCCCTTTAGCTCCTAACTCCGACAATGTTTTGACGAAGGTATCTTCACCGTCTAAACCTTCTGGCAATTCGTAGGCTGCTGGCGCACCGGTAAACCCACCGAAACGCTTTTCTAGGTCCGTATAAGCCTTAGCTTGATCTGCTACCGACTTGTATTTGTCTGCTTTGAAGTATTCGGGCGCATCACCTTCACCATTAACACCCTCAGACCATGAGAATGTAGATTGGACTTCTGTTGATTCTGTTGCTGTTGACTCTTCGCTAGTACCCGGTTCTGTGGATAGCATTGATTCGCTCATATTAAGGCCGCTCTTTTTAGTTGATTAAGAATTTGCTTGACTACGCCAGCTTCGCCGTTCTTATACGCCGCTTCATAGTTTATGTTTTGTGCGTTTAACGCTGTAGAGTTATCCATTACAAACGTGCTTACAAGGTGATTTAATACAAACTTGCCTTGCTCAGTTGAAAAGGTGTGGTGATAGTTCTTCGCTATGGTTGCTTGAGCCTCTTGCGCTTTCTTTGCATTCTTCTCAGTATCCACTTTACTGCCATCTAAATCTTCCCAGCTCATTGCGCGGCTCCTGTAGGTGCAGGTGATTGAACATTCATGCCAGCCTGTGCAGCTTCTGCGCCAGCTTTAATAACGGTGGCCTTTTCTGCTTTAGATCGAACCAGCTCCGCAGGCATACCAGTTTTTTCAGCTACCCATGTGCCAAAGTCCTCAAGCTTAAACGCCATTTTGGATTGGTCAGGGCCAGCAGTATTAAGCACAAACTCAACCGCTTGTTGTACTGCCATAATGTCCTCCATATCCTGAGAGCGTGCCAATGGGCTGGTGAACTTAATGTCTACCGCTTTGCCATCAATCAATATAGGGTCAATCTTCCCGCGCTTAACAAGAATGTACATTACACGCTTGAGAGTGGGAACCAGTATTTCAGTCTGTAATCGTCCGTATGCGCTACCAATACGCTTAGCCAACTCTCTTGCTTCCATGGCAATCTCAGTAGCAGACCGCACCGGGCCCTCTGGATCACGCAAGTCATTGAATAATGATTTCTTAATGGCGCCTTGCAGCTCATTAATCTCAAACAATGACAGCTCTACGCCGCCGCCAGTGTCTAATCGTTGTATAGATGGGTTTGATGAGTTATTCGAGCCAACAGGCAATACAACACCTGGCGCTATTGTTAGATTGTACGGGTTTGTCACGCCATCATCGGTAGCTGTCCACATTCCGGCAAGCTCAATAGCCGCTCTTTGCAATACAAACTCTTTGGCTTTATTGAGAGTCTTAACATCAGGCAATACCATGATGGCAGGACCACGGCCGCGAACCTCGCCACTCGTCTTAGCGTAACGACCAGTAACAAACGGGCTGCTATTATCGTATGACTGATCCCAGCTTAAAGTACTCTCATCATCTACCCATACAACGCCGTGGTAAACTTTATCTTTTGGGTCGTATACAACACCCTCAGTACAGGCTATATCGCCGTCAGGGTCTTTGTCGATCTTATCCCTGATAGACTGGGATGCTTTAAACCCACGCCAAGTACGTTCAATGTTACGGCCTTTGACTTTATGCTTGCGCCAATGGGATTCAACGCTACCTTGCGGACCTTCTTCAAAACCGATATGCTTTTGAGGAATCGAGTGAAACGAGAATGGCATTTCCAAATCATCGACATCCTCCTTAATCATCATTGTTCCCGTGCCGATCAGCACATCGAGCGCCATTTCATAAAACTGTGTGGCAAAGTTTGATCTGTTAATGTAATCGAATACTATCTCGGTCTGCTCTTCCAGCTTTTTACGGATGTCATCCTCGTCAATTTCACCGTCACCAGCCTTAATATCGCGCTTCATTTCCTCAGCTAACTCTATTGCTGCCCACTTGGCCCATATAGGCGCTATATTTTCTTGCAGCTTAGAAGCGCCCAATTGAATAGCAACGGGTGCGGTTGAGTCAAATATTAAATCCATCTTATTCTGACCCTTATCATTCCGGTCAAATAGATTGCGATTAGGTAGGAAATACTCATAAGCATCAGACAATAAAGATTCCCACTGTGATTCAGTAGAGAATGCTTTCTTTGCTCTCGCTTTTAAGTCGGGAACAGTCCCAAGGTTTTTAGGCAGCGCCATAACAATTACCGATTATTTGATTAGAGATTTCTTTTTCTCAGGGGCTTTAATGCCAGTGGTTGGGGCTTTACTTTTAGATAAAAGTGACTGCTTACCGATCTTATTACGAGCCAAGGCTTTTAAACTCTTCTCGCTTTTGCCGATCTCATCATCTAACTGTCGAGCTTGTCGTTGCTCAGTCGCTACTTCCTGCCCTGTTTTTTCTGCTTTCTGTGGTTTTGATCCAAAGCTCATTTTGTCGCCTCATATGTTTAAGTAATTGCCACGGGGTTAATACTAGCGGATTGTATATCCCAGCTATCCGTTTAATGTATCCGACACAAGTAGGAATAAACGGCACAACGCTAAAACTATCAATCTCTATAAGCTGATAGTATAAACCTTTCGGCAGCTCATTGGTAATAAACAGCTCTAAACCTCTTGACGTGTAATCGCACACTATCCATTGACCACTATCAGCAACACATAGAAAACAGTGATTGACCTTATTTAGCCATCTCCGCGACCAGTGATAGTTTTCGTTGGTATAAACTATTGCTGCTACCTGCCCCATAGATTCACACTAACCTTGGCTTTGTGCGGCCTTGCATTCATAAAGTCTTTTCTAATTAATGCCTGTTTTCCTTCACCCTCTCCCTGTAGCGCATATTCAAGCGCTTCTACCGGGTGAGAGTATTCATTCTTATCTGGCTCATCGGTGTATTTCTCACCACTTACCATTATCCGACGATAGCAAAACCCACCCTGCATACCCTTTCGGATCATTCTAGCCTTAGTGGTCAATGTGAATCTTGGCTTACCATCCATTGCCAGCTCTTTCATTGGCGATTCAAGCGCAGCACGTCGAATAGTAGGGTCATTGCTTTGTGTGGGAAAGCATGGAATACCTGCAGCTCTCATTATCTTAAATGGTGTATCGCTGTTAGCTTGGTTTCTATTGTCGCCAGACGGGTCGCCCCATCCTTTGAACTTAAAGCCTCGGTAATGCTCTTCAATGTAACGCTTTAGCATAGGTGCGAATTCAATGGCACCTGAATCAGTCGCGATAAACTCATCGAAGCAAACCCAACTACCCATACCGGTACGCTGCAAGAATGCACAGGCAGGAGTCCGGCCAAAGTCAAACCCTAGTATTATTTCAACGCCTTGCTGTGGTGTGTAGCTGTCGATACAGTGAACACTATCAACATACATCGGATGCACAGGCTTGCCATTGCTGACAAAACCGTATTCATTCGCTAAGTTAACTTTAATCCAGTCCTCGGACTTGCCTTGTATTCCTCGCCGGTAGTAGTTTTGTGGTAAGTTGCCTAGGTTCTCCGCACCTTCGTTAACCTCCCAACCCTCACCATGCTTATAGACTCCCCCTGGTTGCTTGTGAAACTTCCAACCCTCCGGCCTTTCTTCCTCAGCTATCTTGTAGTACCAGTGATCCTCATCGGGCGCATTAGTATCTCCTAGCATCCCATGCCACGTACACGTAGCTCCCTCTTTACGCGAAGGATATCGACCATGACGCAAATCAAGCATATCCACTACTGACTTAGGTATCTCTTTGGTTTCGTTTAACCATATACCTGTTGCCTGAATACCTCGCGCTTTCTTTACGTGGTCAGGCCTATCGAATGCAATAAACATGATCTCAGCTTGCACGCGTGTTCCATCGTCAAGCTTAAAATCTAATCGGTGGGTTGGTGGCTCTTTGCTGCCTTGTTTGAATACACCAAGATCGCCATGTATTTCTAGCCAATCTTTAATCGTAGTAGAGAATAGCTCAGAGTAGGTATTACGCGCTGCTATCCATCGCGATAGGCGTACACCATGATTCTTATTGTCCTTTGCTTTTACTGGCTCCTGCTCACAACACAAATCAAATATCTTTAAGATGGTTTGCACAGTCTTGCCAGAACCCAACGGCCCCATGATGAAACTGTTTTGCTCGCGGCAGTCTGCGAAGTTTTGCAGTACCGTGCCTTGTGGCTTTAGGATGTATTCAACGCTAGGCATCTTCACCATCAAATCGTTTGCGTGTGATAGATACAACAAGCTCGCCATCTTCACCATTGCCTGTAACCTCTAACGCTTTAAGCTTAGGTGTAGTGTATTGCGCGATCTTATCCCATGCGTCAATAGATGACTTTAGGTCGTCTATGTCCGATACGTCACTTGTTTGGTTATGTATTCGAACAGCCTGTTCAGCCATCTTCATAATAGGGTCAAAGTCCTTACCGTACATAGCCTGTAAGCGACTATTAAGGAAGTCTTTGTTCTTGTTTGAGCTACCTTTTCTACTTGCCATACTGGTTATCCCTCGCTATAAACGCAGATACCACACTTTGTGGACAACCTCTTGATAGTGTTATGTTATAACATTGCGTTTTTGATGGGTTATTCATTAGCTTCTACCTCTTGGATTTGATCCACACTAAGCCCTTCGATTAATAGCCCACATGTACCGCATTGAATAAGGCTGCTTTTCTCTGGGGTATCCCCATTCAATAATTCAACATACTTCGAGTAAAGCGGTTCGCATATCTTTGGCGTAGTATGTAAATAGAATGCCGGTTTTCCGCATCCCTCTTCGTGTATGTACGCCAACTTAAACTTCACATTTATAGGGCTTGGCTTACTCATACCTCAGCCCTCTTGGTTAGCTTGTATTCGTATATGGGCTCTAAAGGTTTATATACACCACTCTTAAACGCGAGCCGCCCAAAGTTCTCGATAACCATTTTAGTGTAATTATGTATTTCACCTTCATTAACCCACACCCTCTTAACATCAAACCCTAGCGCATCACATAGCGCTGTTAGTAGCTTCATTTCGTTAGTCATTATAAAGACCTCCATACACAAGCGAGGATGACGAGGCTACCTAATTCAGGGGGAAGTAATACTATTGCCGCTAGGATTAACGGCAGCATGTAGGATAGTTGTTTGTGCTTGTTACTTTCGGTAACACTTTCTTGATTAGGGCCATTCATCATGGGTATCCTTGTGGGGTGGGTTTAATCTAAATTTGGAATAATCGACTTTGGCAAACCTATAGCTGATGCCATATTGTTTAGCATGTCAACTACTGCCCGTAAATCCTTTTCTAGCTTTTCGATTCGATCCTTGTCGTTTTTTTGTCGCTTTGGCTTTACTGCCGCTTTTGCTACTAATATTGCTTTTTCAGCTTCCATTTTATCCGCAACCAATCCATCAAACTCCCCTAACGCTTCTGCTGTAATTTCATTGCTCATGCTAGCTCCTCGGTCTTGTTGCTGCTATTAAGTTGGTAGCCGTCGTGTTTGTAGCCATTACCTTTACTGCCTGCCAATCTATTGTCTGCCCGGCCGGGACCGCTGTAAAAGTCAGATCATCACCTTCTGGTGTGATTATTCTTATGTCTCCACCTCCACCACAATAAATCCCGTTAGCCGTGGGCACTAAAACCGTGTCGTCATGCGGGGTAATAGCGTAACCGCCGGCTGACGTAAGCTCTATAAATGACATACTGTATCTCCTGTTTTTTAATTAAGTGATTGAACCGTAGCGAACAATCGGATCTGCAACTTCTTTTACCGACGGCTGATTGATTTTAATGGTGACCGTCTCCGCAACGCTATTATCTAAACGAACCTCTATGCGCCATCTATACTGAGTCGAATCACTCACAAATTTATTGTGCGGAGTAGAAAACAGTTTAGCAAATTCTTCGGGTGGGAAGTTTGCCCCAGGCTTTGCGTCCCCATCACTAGCTGTCAACCCTGCTGTCCCTCTGTCTCTAAACGAAAGAATTATCTCTAATACACTACTGCTCGCAGTTAGTGTTTCAATTAGGCATTTGGCCATCATCCATTCGTCAGCAAATGTGTGAGTTGTATCTGCGGATGCCGTTCTAAAATAAAATAACGATTCTCCTGCCGCGCCTGTCGTAGTAAGGGCTAGCTGCACGTAGTCAGCTCCAACACTAGAAACCCCCGCAGTAACTCCACTGACCCGCTCAAATTTATAGCCGTCTGGAACGTCACCCGTTGTATCTGTATTACTACCGCCTGTGCCGGTGAACACGGGAAGTTCATTCGTAGACGCCATTTCCCCGTCTGAAAATGTTATGAATTGAGATATATAATTACCAAAATCCTTGCCAACCCAGTACGCCGCTTTTCCGCTAAAATGCGTACCATCTATGCTGGCATCTGTCCTCGGAGTGAAATTCGTATCTTGATCTACAAACCTATTGTTCCAGTCATAAATATAGACGTTGGGGATTTGTCGCATAGATTCTCGACTTAATCTGTTAACCTCTAACGCCTTTAGCTGTTCTGTCCCACCCTCAGCCCAGACCGATGCGTCTCTAGCCAATATAGGTAATACAATAACCGGTTTATTTTGCTCACTTAAAAACGTAGCCATTAAATGTCGGTAATTGTGTATATATTCCGCAGTCTGAGAACTTATATCATTAGTCCCCATATCTAAAACATAGATGTCTGCTTTATACGATAATATTGACACTCGACGATCATATATTTGTAGAGCTGTTTGATCTGAAACGCCACAGTTTAGCCCCTGAAAACTGCGTGTTGTACCTGCACCATCCGGCTCCCAACCTGCAATAACTGTAGGGTCATGCCATACAGGAAACTGAATCATGCCGTTGGATAGGGCGCTAGCCCAATCAACCCATGACTGCGCAGTCCTACGAATGGTCGTTGATGTTGCTGACGACTGTTGATTACCTAAAGACGTAGCTATTACGCATACACGACTACCCACACTGCTGAGACTTGCTGCACCTCTCACAATCCTACCTCCAGTTCCAATTCCAATTCCCATATTCTAAACTCAGTTAAATTTTACGAGTTATACTTTTTTTGATACAAGGTTTATCAAGATCATAGGGTCAACTGCTATCAATAATATAACTACAAATACTACTGACCCAATACCTACCCATCCCATCCACGAAAAAAACTTATCAAATTTTCGATTCTTTTTCAGGATAGGAAATAAAGATTTATTCATTAAAGATAGAGATTCAATCATTTGATTGTTTGTGTTTTTGTTGTCTGCTGCGAGTTCTTTCAGTAGCGCTATCTCAGACGCTAGACCATCAATATCTCTACTGTGCGTACTTACCCTGGTTTCAAGCGTTCGCATTTCACTTAACAGCGTGAACACCAGCTTTGTGAACTGCTCAAACATGCCTAAACCTCTAGCGCTTTTTGCTGTACATTCTGCCACGGCTATATCAAGCTCCTCGTCTGTCACTGATAAGCTCCCTCAGCTTCAAATACTTGCGCAGATCAGGATTAAAACCTCTCATCATACCTTCAACTGCTAAAAAAGCGGGATCATCGCCAGTTTTATTAATGTCTGATCTCACATCTTCAATATCTGACTGTATCGCAACCATCATTTTTTCCAACACTGCAAAATTAATAGCCATTGTACCACCTTTTTAGATGAATACATGCTAGAGCTAAAATACAAGTTTATCTACCCCTACAATTAGCCCGGTTACACACAAAACTAAGAGGCTAAACTCGCTTCTGTGGCTTTTGGTGCCATCGAATGGGTAAGATACGTAAATAACCAGGGTTGCCGCAATAAAGCAAGCAATGACAAACTCGCTGAGTGAGTTATATGAATGGCTGCTATCGCTAAACGATATAAGATAATCGCGGGTCAGCATCATGTATGCTGCAACAACTAGCAAGTTTATCGACAAATGTAATGCGTTCTTAATCATTGATCTGCTTTCATCGCGTTAGTTTTCTCTTTTGATCCAAGGCTTGAGCCAAACCAGAAACTTAATATTTGGGGTACCGCTGCGGTTAATACGCCGAGCAGAATATTGACCACATCACGCTGCTCTTCCGAAATCGATACTTCACCCGAAAATAGCATGTAGAGTATTGCAAAGTAACCAATTATAAATATTGCAGACAATACGATCTGCGGCCATATATTAACTTTGTACAATCCTCTAGCACTATCACGGTCTTTTGACTCAAGTTCAAACACGTCAATATTAAGTTCGCGCATTTTAATCTTGAATTCGTTATCAATTTTCTTAAGCTCTGCAAGCTGCTCAGGACTCGCACCTAAGATAAAACTTTCAATATCCTTACTATCGCCACCATGATCACCCAAAAGCTTGTCAGTGAGGAATTTGGTGGCGGCTCCACCCATCGGGCCACCTAACGCCATGCCTAAAGTTGGGGCTACCGCTTTAACTATATCTTTCCAGCTCACGACTTGCACTCCTTCCAGTTCAGATACTCGCTATACGGATCAATGATAGCGCATATTATAGATGTAAATACTATTGATGCGATTAAGATGGTCATATATCCCCCTGTTGTTAAGCTGCTTAGAGGTGCGTGCTGCGCAGGTAGCAACCTAACAAGGGTTTACGCATTGCCACACACCGCACACATCTAAACAGCCTATGCTGTATTATATCATTTTCGTGACGCCAAGAAAATGATCGCTACCCCCAATCGCATATTTGTTTTGACTTAATAATAATCTGGCCGTTTTGCCCATCCATTGCCGCCATAAATTTCTTCATTGCGCCGCCGCTATCAGATACGGACCACAAATCCTCGTAATACCAAAGCTTGGCACCAAACGCTACGCATCCCACAACATCATTCATATTGTTGCCTCGGTGCATTTTAATTAGTGATCGATTTGGTACGTTCATTATCTCGTATGCAGGGTAGCCGCCACGGTTGTACATTCCCAGCTCAATGCCATACGCACCCTCTGGAATACATGACTCGCTAGCTTTATTGTCTAGCCATGGCCGCTCAACTGTGTAACATTCAAAATCATCAACAGTTAAAACGCCAAACGTTCCCATTGGTGAATATGCAAATC